GAAAATACTTATTAAAGAAAAAAGGACTTTTAGAACTACAAGCACAAGAAGACCCGAAGGCGGTTAAAGATTTAGAAGCGGTAAAGAATGAGATTATTTTAAACAACCTTGAAGTTTTACAAGCCAAGAAGGATGCAAAGCAAAAGGCATTAGATGCTAAACCAACTACAAGTACAAGCGAGAATGATAAGTACGATGCACAAAGCAAGGCAAGACAAAAGAAAATATCAGATGCTAATCAAAAAGCTAAAGACGATAAGGAGAAAGAAGATGAAGAACTTGCAGCCTATAATTTAAAAGTAGCACAAGATGAAATAGATGCTGAGAAAAAGAAACAAGATGAACTAACTGCCATCGCAAAGAAAGCCGATGACGATAGAATTAAAGCTTACGTTGAATCAGTACAAGCGAAAGAAGCTATTGCCCAAAGTTCATTTGATATACTTTCTAACATTGGCGAGTTGGCACTTGGTCAACAATTCAAACAAACGGCAGCAGGTAAGACTTTAGCAATTGCACAAATAGCTATAGATACTGCACTTGCTATTTCAGCATTGGTTAGAAATTCAGAGGCAAATCCTTTGAACGCTCCGACAAGTGGACTTGCAGGTATCGCACAATTTGCAGGTGGTATAGCGAGGATTACTGCTAATATAGTTAGTGCCAAATCTATTTTAAGTGGTGGTGGCATAAAAGGTTCGGGTGGTGGTGGAGGAGGTGGTCAAACACAAAGTTCAAGTCCTCCTCCGATTACAGGATTTACAAGGGGAACTGATGCTAACGGCAACCCAATAACCAAAGTTGTAGTACTTGAGAAAGATATTACCAACTCTCAAAATAGAGTAGCAAGGATTAGAACTAACGCAGAACTCATATAGTCAAATTGCATATTCTTAATTATTGGTCATATACCGATAATGGAGTTATACATCTTAGACATTGATGAGAACGAAGAGGACATTACAAGTGTGTTTGCAGTAGGATTGGTTACTCAACCTGCTATTGAACGTAATTGGATGGCATTCGCAAAGTATCAATTTGCAGGAGAAAAGATTTCATTTGATTACGATGGTACTCTAAGTACTGATAAAGGTAAAGCCAAAGCAAAAGAATATATTGCTAAAGGAGATACTGTTTATATCATTTCAGCAAGAGATAGCAAAGATGGTATGTTATCAACTGCAACAGAATTAGGAATCAATGAATCTAATGTTTACGCAACAGGTTCAAACGAGAATAAAATCGCTAAGATTAAAGAACTAAATATCACTAAACACTTTGATAACAATCAAGATGTAGTTAATGGATTAGGAGTTGTAGGTGCAAAGTTTGTTGAACCTAAAGAGGGTGAAAGCAAAGATGACTATATGGTTAGATGTGTACCTATTTTAATAAATGAAGGTAAAGATAACGACCAGGCAGTAGCAGTATGTTCATCAATGTACGATAGCAAGTTTAGTAAGTTTGCTGCTATTGACAATGAAAAGATGATATTAGCAGGGCCACTAATGGCATCCGACCAACCAATCTATCGTAAAGATGGCGCACACGAATACTATGTATCTTTCCCTGCAAAGTCTATTGAGAAGATAGTTACTAAGTATGGCAGAAGTGGTAAGACACTATCATTTAATATTAACCATAACGACTCAGCACCTGTAAAGGGAGCATTCCTCCAACAACATTTCATCATTGATTCAACCAAAGGAATAAACACTCCAACAGGATTTGATAAATTACCAGATGGTAGTTGGTTTGGATTTGTGAAGATTGATGATAGAGAGTTTTGGGACAACCAAATTAAAACAGGAAACTTAAAAGGATTCTCAGTTGAAGGATATTTTAACGATATAAAATTATTAGATGCTGAACAAACTCAGTATGAAGAACTTAAAAATAAATTACTACAATGCTTAAATTAAACAAATTAGAAAAGGTACTCGGTAAAGAAATGACCGACAAACTTAGAGCAGTTTTTACAACTGAACAACCCGAACCCTCTGCGTTCGTAAAACTTGCTGATGGTTCAGCAGAATTAAAAGGTACTATTGAAATAGGTTCTCCTATTACTATAGTAGATGCTGAAGGTGTTGAAAGTCCTGCTCCAGATGGCGAACACGCTATCGAAGGTGGTAAGACTATCACTATCGCTGAAGGTGTGATTACTGAAATATCAGATACAGTTACTGAATCGGTAGAAGATGATGCCGAAATGGTTATGAATGCAGAGAAAATTGAAGAGTTAATTCAATCTTCATTAAACTCTCAGACTGCTGAGTTTAAAAAAGTAACCGATGCTATGGCTAAGACTATTGCTGAATTGAAAGAAGGTAACAAAGTTGCATTTCAAGCAGTGGCTGAATCTTTAGAATTAATTGCTGAGATGAAAGCATCTGCACCAGAGCCAAAGGCTGACCCAAAGAATGTATACGCTCAAAAAAGAGCAGCATCATTCTCTAAATTTTTAGAAATTAAAGAACAAATAAAAACAAAATAAAAATATGCTATTAAGAAAATTTGCATACGACACTGCAGGATTACCTGCAGTCGTAAACGACCAATCGCTTACCTTGTTAACTCGCTCATTCTTTGAGGGCAAAACAGGTGGCTTATTCCAGGTGATGCCAGGAATTAAATCATCAGAAGAATTACATTACATTGAGAATGACCTTTTCTATCAATCAGATAGTGGTTGTGCATTCAATGCCTCTGGTGCTACTACTTTCAGTAAACGTACTTTAACAGTTGGTAAAGTAAAGATTCAACAAGAATTTTGCTCACGTGACTTAGAAGGTTTCTGGACTGAACGTGCCTTGAAAGCAGGTGCTAATTACGATTACATCACTTTCGAGCAAGACTTGATGGCTTTAATCACCAACAAAATGGTAGAAGCTAAAGAGATTGCATTATGGAAGTCTAAAATCGGTGGTGGTGGTGGTTTAAACTTAATTCAATATGATGGATTTATCACTATCATTGATGCAGGTGTAGCTACAACTATCAACGGAAACCCTACAGGTATTACTAAAGCAACAGGTATAACTGCTGCTAACGTAATCGGTATATTCGATGGTATGTGGGCATTACTTCCTGCTAAATTAAAGCGTAAGTCTGACTTATCTTTCTATTGCGATAGCGTAGTATTTGACTTGTTAGTTTTAGCTTTGAAAAATGCTAACCTTTATCACTACAATGGTGTTGATGGAAGTCCTTATCAGAGTGGTGTTATATCATTACCAGGTGCAGGTTATACAGTTACTTGTCTTTATGGATTAGACCCTTTAAATGCTTCTGGTACTGCTGCATTCGCTGCTGAACAACGCATCTACTTGAGCAGAAATTCTAACTTCGTAATCGGTACTGACTTAGAGTCTGATGAAGATTACTTCGATGTAAGAGAGAATCCAATCACTAAGACTTTGATGGTTGATATCCATTTCAAAGAAGGAACTCAAGTGAAATTTTTGAACGAAATTGTAGTATTTAAATTAGTATAAGAATATGGCAACTTGCTTAATTGGAAACGGATTTACCCTTGATTGCAGAAAGTCATTGGGTGGTGTGGATGAGATTTGGGTAGGCGAGTTGGAAGCACTTAACACAACAACATTTGCAGTAAGTGGTGGCTCAGTCACCACTATGGCAATGACAGGTGGTAAGAAATTCTACAACTACAAACTCAGAAAACATACATTAGAAGCGAAAGCTGATAATGGTGGTGATGTTGCAACAGGATCGGGTTACATTATGCATTCAGTTCAGATACAACTTGATTCTTTCGACATTGCTAAAAGAAACGAATTGAGAGTAATTGCACAGAAGCCATTGATGTTTATTGTGAAAGATAACAATGGATTACTATCGTTATACGGAAGTACTAAAGGATTAGACCTTACTACAGGTACTGCAGGTACAGGCAAAGAAGCAACAAGTTTAAATGGATTCAATCTTACCTTTACAGGTAACGAATTAGAATACCCTCTTGGCATCTCTGCTGCTATCATAGCAACATTAGTATAATAACTATCACATAAATTTAGCCTCTCAATTTGGGAGGCTTTTTTATTTTGCACTTTTTGTGAAATCTGTCATATACAATTAATGATACGATTAGTTTTAGGAACGAACACGAAGATAGATTTAACCCTATCGGAAAAAACTACTATTGCTATCCCAACTTATTTATTTGAATTTATTAATAACCAAACTTTAGCAAAAGTATATTGTATCTGTTCGGATACAAGTCTTTACAAAGCCAGGTACAATCGTTTTACGTTAGTAGTGAAAACTACAGGAGCAGTCGCATTAAGTGGAGAGATTAACTTAACCATTGGCGATGAATACGTTTACAACGTATACGCTCAAACATCCACTACAAATTTAAATCCAACCCTGGCGAATGAGTTAGTTGAGTCGGGTTATATGACCTATGATAAATCTATGACAAGCAGAAGCGAATACGAG